CTTTCCCACACAGTGTCGCGCGCCGCCGCGTCGAGCCCGCACCAGAGCTTCGGCACTTGCGGCGCCCAGTCATTACGGTATAGGGATACCACACCTTCAGCGAAATCGTCGGGCCGATCTTTGCAATAACGCAGCTTGAACTTCTTCCATCCCATTTGGAAGCCCAAGCCAAGGACGGTGTGCTTTCCGATCTGGCGCAGTTCATTAAATTGGGCTTTGAATGCCTCGACTAATTTTTCATCGCGCGTGTCGAACTTCGGCATATTAAAGATTTCACAACACATGTCGATATAGACATCGTAGCCCGCCGCCATCAACGCCGTCTTGTCATGTTGTCCTGCCGCCGCGAGCGCGATACGTGCTTGAATGCCAGCAAAGTCGCCAACCACCAACTCTCGCCCAAGTGATGGTACGATGATATGGCGGAGCGAAGAAACGACAGTCTCGACTGCCGGCCCAACTGTCGCCTCGACATATTTCCAGTCTCCTGTTTGAAGGGCTTCTACTTTACGCGTGAGGAAGTCGGCTTTCGTTTCTTTTTCAACGGCTGTGAGAGTGCCCCTTGGAAAATTGTGAGGTTGCAGTAAACGTCCCGCCCACAAACCGGGACCAGCGCCATGATATTGTAGTGATCCATGTACTCGGCTATCAGAGCCGACGCACATTTTGGCGCGCGCCAATTTCTTGACGCTCGCGCTGCCAACAAGCTGCTTAATTTTAAGAGCGCGGCGGACATCCTCCGATAATTCCTCCGTTCGTGTGGTTCCAACTTCGTCATCTGCAAGTTCTTCATAATCTTCTGCATCGGGATCGTCCTCCTTCAAGATTGTTGCGATCGTTTCTTTCTGTAGGTTCGGCAGATGAACACCGCGTTCACGGCACCATGCCAGCAGCTTCGGACTTCCCAGCTTCGGAATGCCGGTGATCGCCGTGAACTCCGCCAGCATCGGCACCGTGGCATCGTCCACGATCTTCGCCATACTATCAACAAGGTCCAGGTCGATCCTGAAGCCCCGTTCATTGATCCGCTGGTCTAGCATCCATACTTGGCGCTCGGCCGGGCTCAAGGTGCCGACCCGTTCGCGCAGGCCCTTCTGGGCGCGGCAGTCGTCGGCGCAGTATTCGTCCACTGTGCGGAGAATGTCGGGCGTAATCTCCGCAAGATAACCCTTGCGATCGAACTTGGACAACCCGATCGTCAGTTTACTGGCCTCGGTATCCTTCTGGGACGGCAGTCGCAAGGCGCGTACCGCTTCATCCAAGCCCTGCGGCAGACAGAGGTTGGCGCAGCGGGCCAGGGAGCAGTCCCAGAACTGGTTTGGCAAGGCGGGCCAACCATACACCGGCATCATGTGAAGGCGCCACAGGGCCTTCTCAAAGGCCGCATTGTGGGCATTGAAGATATAACCGGCCCCGATCTCTGCGGCGAACGGGAACGGATCGCCGGGATGCCAAGTGCCAATACGTTCACTATTGCTATAGGCCCAACGAAGTACGATGATATTCGTGGTGATATCTTCGGCGTAGCGCCATGCCCCGACTTTCTTCAGGTCCACACAACTCACACTTTCAAAGTCGGGGACAATATACTTCATCAGAAGCCACGATGATATACGTCGCCTGAACGTGCGGCCGGACATTTGACATCGACTTGGATATTCATGATTGTACCGTGGGTCATGTCCGCCTGTGATGGCGTAGAAATGAACTGATACCCGTTTTTGTTCATTTCGTTCCGCACGATAAATTGAAACCCATAGAAGTCTTTGGGATCGTCAAACGTAAGCGTCACGCGCGGAAGTTTAAGCTGGTTCTTGATGAACCAACCGCGCAACGTGTGGATTGCTTCCATGATGCCCATGTTGTCCTCCAATGGCAGACTATTATCTCGGCTGGTCTGCCAGCAGTCGAATGGTTCGCCTGCTTGCGCAAGTCACAGCACCACTAAGTCCTCTGCCCTTTTCCCCTGACGACCCGTTTCATCTTCCGCCAGCGTACCGGCTTGGGATATGCAGGATCGTCAGGGGCGGGACTTCGCTCCGCTCAACTAGATTCGTCGTCCAGTTCTTCAGACGCGGCGCCACCAGTCGGATCAACATCCTTGATCGAACCGATGTAGCCCTTGAACCGTTCGGTAACGTCTCTTTGTGCGCCACCAAAACGCTCTCCATGCTTGACGAATAAAACGGCATCGAGATATAGAGACACACCGTCCGTTTTATCTTTGTCGCTATGATACCAGTTCAAGCTAAAAGCTGGCACTATATATGCCCCACTATAGAAATACTTTTGAGCGACAACAAGGCTTTCAGCCGTCTTAAAAAGAATTTCTTTTCCGTTTTCGTATGCTTCTAGTTGTGGAGGCATCTTTGAAGCCGACTTGATATATACTTTACCACGAAGATACTCACCGTCCTTCCCGTTGGCTTTCATACGATCAGCTTCTTTATCGCCCGAATACCACGGAACACTTACTTCAACGTGAGTTCCTGCCGTTTCTTGTTCTTCAGTTAACCGGCCAATCTTGAGCTTCTTACCTGTCTTATTATTAGCCTGGAGAAGTTTAACAATCTGACGTTGAAGTCTTCCCAAATCGGTATTTTCTCCGTCAAGAACTCCAAAATCTTTGAAGATTTTTGGGTCAACCAAATCGACAACAAATTGCGCACTATACCGCGCACGCTTTTCAAACTCCTCCGGCGTTAAAACTTCTCCCTTTTTCTTGTAGGCATCTTTTTTCAAAACGTTCGCATATGACATCCTCGCGCTGGTCACAAAATCAAACATTATTCTCTCACTTTTCTCTTTATCAGCCATGTCAGTCTCCTGTGATTGTTTCGGCTTTGAGTTTCTCCAGCGCAGCGCCGAAACGCTCCTGCACTGTAGCAATAGTCACGCCCGTCTTTCTATCCGACGCGAGCGCAACGGTCAAGCCGGTTATCGGAATGTACGCGTATTCCTTCACGAAGTCCTTGGCGGCCTTCGAGCCGATCGCCTCCAGTTGAGCCGGCGACTTCAACTCGGGCGCCGTGAATGCTTCATCCCCGAAACGCAGGCGGGCAGCGTCGAGCAGAGGGACTTCCACGTCCTCGCCCTGAACCTGTTCGGTCACTGTGTCTTTAAAGATACGGTCGGCCCGCTTATTGACCAGCTTCGTGCCGGGGACATCCTGACCCATCATGTTGCGCCTGTAAACTTCGCCCTCCAAGGCTTTCTTGTAGAACATCACCGGACCAATCTTCTCGTAGCAGAGCCCCAGAGCCTCAGGGCTCATATCTACGACCGCCTTGGGGTCGTACTCACTGGCGGCCCGGAACAGGCTGGTGAGCAGCGGGCAGGCGATCTTGGCGGGGCAGAAGCGGCACCAGTCGCCGGCCTTCAGATTGTCGCTGGTGCTGTTCATCGCCGGCAGCAAGTCGCGGACCACCCAGGCCCGGACGGCGCCCACGGTTGTCCACCACTCGCGGACGTGCAGATCGTCGGACCAGCCACGCGGCTGCACGATCGTCAGGCGCACCGGAAATTCATCAGCCAGCTTCGGGAACTTGGTGTGGATCAGCATGAAGGCGTAATACTTCATCTGCGGATTGTCTTGGACTTCGACGATGATCCCCTTGCCCATCTTCAGGTCGGTCACGTCGAGGAAGGGCCAGCCGTCATTGACGCCGGGGATCGTCGCCATCGCGCCGAAGTCCACAGAGCCGAACATCTTAGCGTGAACGTCCGGCGCCGCCAACTTGGCCTCGATGAAAAAGTCACGGGTGTGGAAACCATCGGCCGGAATACTGGGACGTACACGATCGAGATATTCTTGCACGGCGGTCGCCATGTCGGGGTCGACCACTGTGTTGTGATATGTCTCGCCGGCAACTTCCCAAGTGTCGATCCCTCGGGCCAGGCAGTCGGCGCCTGCTTCGTGGCCGGCGAGCCCTTCGCGGGTATAATCGGCTTCGTCGCTTTCGGGCAGGTCCATCGCCTCGATGATAGCGGTCGAACCTTCACAGTTCATCCACCGCTCGGCGCCGCTGGCGCCCTTGTTACTGTGGGCCGCACGCTCTACACCATCGTCATATGTCTCTGTCGTCATGTTGTCCTCCAAGTGAGCCGGGGAATAGACTGCTACTAGGTTGTCCGGTTGCACCGGCCGTCCGCAGTCCAGAGCCCCTACTAACGGCGGCTGTCCCACAAACAATGTGGGGCCTATCCGTCAGATTAGTTTTTCGTTGCACCGTCTTCAAGATCAAGAGACGCAAGAACTTCCTGATTGATCCGCATGCTCTCCTCGGACAGCATGACCAAATTACGAAGGCTGATGGCAATGTCCATAAGGATCATCGTATCGGCACTCATGTTGGTAGCCGGATCAGGCAATCCCGTCTTGTGCATCCAGTCATAAACGCCCTTCAGGTCGATCTTGTGATCCATGTTCTACTCCAATGCTTTCAGTTTGTCGAGGAACTCCTGACGCTTTGCGGCGGGAATATCCGTGAGCTTCTTGGGCGCCGGGCCGGCATAGGTGGTAATCAAGTCACGGAGCTTCTGCGGTTGCCAGTTCGGGTCTTTCTGTTTCTGAAGCGCGTTCTTCATTTGCGCCGCCTTGGCGATCTCGGCGTCCGTGATCGGCGCCGGAGCGTCGATCAGGTCACCCAGATCATCTTCTGGCGGGTTCAGGTCTTCCTCGATGTCCAACTGCACAGGGGCCTTGTGAACCGTGTCGGTCGTGGGAAGGCCCGCTTCCTTGGCAAGGTCAGCCTTCGTCTTGGCGGGTTCTTTGGCGGGTTTCTTTTTGCCAGAAGGGGCTCCAGCCGTAGGAGTTTCCGCAGCGGGCGCACCCGACGTGGCGGGTTCTTTGGCGGGTTCGACTTTTACTAGCGCACGCGCGGTGCCAGAGCGACCAAGCAACTCATTGACCTTGGCGTTCGCCATGCTTGCGGCCGTGTCCAGATAAATTTTTGACTGCGCACTTTCGGTCACGCCTTCCGGCACCGAGAAAACAATAGTCACGCTGACCTTGCGGGCCGGCGCGTATTCTTCTTTCGCCTTCGTGCCGTCTTCAATCGTTACTGTACCGTTCGTAATCATGTCATGTCCTCCGTTGAATTAAGATGTTGCCGTCTGCCTTGGTGTGCAGCCAGTGAGCCGCGCGGCCCTCCGGTCTTTTGGACGTAGGGCGGTCGAAATGCCGATCGCTCATTCGGGCGGACCCCTTCCAAGTTGGCCTCCAACCAGCAACTCCGCAATGGTGTCATAGGCGAACTTTCTTGTCAAGCGCGGCGTGCGTGATCTGCAACTTGCGCAAAGAGGAGGCCAGAATGCGCTCCAAGATTGAGTTAGGCGCCACGAAGAACTCAGCCTGCACCGTCAGGTCTTGGCCGCCGCGATCCAGGCGGTCCACCATTTGCTCGTTATCGCCGGGCACGGGTGAGGGCTCGCCCACTAGAATATGGTTACAAACGTGTTGCAGGCCGTCGGTGCCCTGACCCATCGACTGCATGTTGCCAATGGCAACTCGAATATTAGGGTCGGCTGCAATATGGCGGGCAGGATCGCCGCCGAACTGCACCACCAGGCGCTCCTTCTGCTTGGCCGTCGTGTTACCATCGATCCGAATGATCCCGTACTTGGCAAGACGCTCGCACCAGATATCCAGCACCGCGTGATGCCAGCCGGCCAGAACCAGCTTGTCCTCACCGCCGTCGAGCAGCATTTCGATGTAGTCGGCAATCTGTGGCGCGAGGGCAATGCCCATTTGCTGACGCACGATCGCCCACTGGCCGTTGATCGCCAGGTCGGCGCCTTGCAATGTCTCGGGGTCGATATCCAAGAGCCGCTCAGCCGCGAGGGCCTGCTTCACCGCCGAAGTCTCGGTCAGTTGAATGATGTCGAACACCGGCATCTTTAACTGCGGCATCACTTCGCGCTTCAGGTGCCGCGCCATGAAGTTCACGCGCAGACGGTTCTGCAATTCCATGTGACGCCCGCTGCGCTCGTCCGTATAGACATAGCTTTCCATCTTCTTCGTCTCGGGATTGTAGCGTTCGCCTTCCATCCGCATCGCCGGATTGAAACGCTCGCGGAAATCATCTTCGGATGCGAAGTCTATGCAGTCCCAACAGTTATGTACCACGAGGGGGCCGGCATCAGTTATCACTGTGAAGCGACGCAAAGGCCCCGCATTTACAATGTCGAAGACGGGCTTCAAGTTCTTGGATGCGGGTGGTAAGGGAGACAACGCTTCTCCGGTTTCGCATATTCTCCGACTTTGTGGTCCATCGCAGGTTCCCAGGCTCGTAGCCTTTGTCGTTGTCAATTCTATCCAGATCAAGTCCGGGTTGGCCGCAGCCGGGAAGTGCCACGAGGTATTTGAGGAAGGCGAGGCGATCCGCAGCCCATCCAGGCCAAAGTCTGATACCGCGGCCGCCATAGTATTCATATGACGGACTGTTTGGCTGTTCGCATCTGATGGTGATGTTGACGATACGGCCCAGGAGAGATTTTCTAAGCTTTCGATCAATGCTAATTCCCTCATACCTTCGAGAGGTGAGAGCAGGAATGGCCTTGTTCCTACAGTCATTGCATTTTTTGTTGCGACCACTTCTCGCATTTGCCGTTGTGATTTTATATGGAGGCTTTCCGCACGAACATGACACAACAAGGCAAATTCCGCCTTTTCCTGGATGATAGCCAACGACCGTAAGCTCTCCCATCCGGTCGCCAACGCGCGGGACTGGATGCAGCCGTCTTCCAGGACGTTTCGCCACGTAGTCCACCGACCACCAAATAGTATCTTGTGGTCCGCCGTCGCTTTTAGCGCGCCGCCGATTATTTCCTTTTCCCCTTTTGACACGACACCTGCGTGTGACACCCATCGTTCACCGTCCCATAGTTTATCCGAAGCTTGAACATCCACTATAGCCTTGATACCAGTATTAGTCAATACCTGCGTGTCCGCGCCAAGGCAGAGGTTGCGCGCCAGCACATATGCCTCGCGCGGGCGGTTCGGCAGCGGCGTCCCGGTCAGGGCCATGATGCGCTCGCAATGCGGCGCCAGATGCACAAGCTCGGGAAACAGAACGCTGCCGAAGACCGCGCGCGTGCGCTTGGTGCCCACGGTCTTCAGCATGTGCGCTTCGTCTATAATGAGAAGATCGTATCGACCCCGCGCAAGGGCGGCGAGGATAGCCGGGTTACGCGCAAGGTCATAAGAGATGACCGTCCAGTTAGCCGTAGGGTGTACGCCATTCCGTCCATGATAGACTGTATAAACAGAATAGGGCCATTGCATCGTTGACCACTCTCGGATGCGTCGCTCCCACTGGCCTCGAATATTCGCGGGAACAATACATAGTACCCGCCCGGCTCTAATTTCATTTGCGTAAGCAATTGCGATAGGTGTTTTGCCCAAGCCAGGCTGATCGGCAATGAGCGTGTATTTTCGATCAAGAGCATAGGCCACGCTCGCTTTCTGAAATTCCCATAGCACCTTGTCTGCCGGCACGCGGATATGCGCGCCGCTCGTGAGGGCCTGGGATGCTTCGATCTGTTGAAGGAACGGGGCAAGCTGCTCTTTTGCCCTCGGCGTAGCGAAGGCGCCGAAGCTCGCAGCCGCATAACTTTCGTGAGTGAACAGGCACGCAAGGTCGGTCTTAGATAGCTTCGAGGAAAAATCGAAACCATGACCGGACATCAGGTCTTTGATCTGAGCGCCACTGGCACGCGGGACCGACAGCGTGTAGGCGCCCGTGTTGGCGAAGTAATCTAGCTGCATCAGAACTGACCGCGATCAAATCCATGCCATTTGCAGACGCGATCCGCAAGCTGGTTAAACTGGGCACCGTGCGCGGACTTGCTGGTGTCTGCAACGTGGCACATTTCGTGAGCCATTGTCATTATGACCGCCGACAACGTATGGTGCCTGGCCGCGCTGATGCGAATGTGATGCTTCCCGTTCCAATGGCAATGGTCACCCGACACGCTTTTACCCCGCAAAATTTGGAATTTCACTTGGCTCGCGGGCGGCAATTTGAGACGATTGAATGGTTGCGTCTGGCGCAACAGGGTGTAAGAAGTCTGGAGGATTTCTTGGGTCAGGGTGATCGCCATTTGACAAATCCTCGGGGTTGTGCCAGCTTATAGCATCGTCGAGGGCGCATGACAATACCCAAATTTCCCCCAAACTGGTGTGTTATTCCTCTCCAGCCAGGGACAAAAATCCCTTTCCCAAACTTCCCTTGGGCGAATTTAGCGTCCAGCAATCCTGCGCAAATTGCGACGTGGGCGGACGAATATCCTGACTGCAACTGGGGACTAGCAACAGGGGCCTCCGGCCTTGCGGTAATTGACGTTGATGGTCCTTCTGGCGACGACAGTTTGGCAATATTGGAGGCTAATAACGATTGGCTGCCAACTACCCTCGAACAGAAAACTCCGCATGGGCGCCATCTAATCTTCAGTGGCGAAGTCAAGCCCACAGTTGGCATCCTCGGCCCCAAACTCGACACCCGCGGGCGCCAGTCCTACATCGTAATTGAACCCTCAACCATTGATGGAGTGCCCTATGTCCTCAACAACGCACCGATCCAGCCCCTCCCGAGTTTTGTGGGCGATGCGGCAGGCGTTACGCGCGAGCGTATCGCCGCAGATGTATTGGCGGTTCTGGATACTGAGCTTGCGCGTGCCCGTGCAACGCGGCTCCTTGCCGACTACTGCAACGCCGGGCACGTAGCGATCGCGGGCCAAGGTGGAGACGCCCTGACCTATGCGGTTGCCGCCGAAGTCATAAGCCTTGGCCTCAGTCCCGACGTCGCGCTTGACACGATGCAGGACTGGAATGAACAGTGCCAGCCCCCCTGGGATCAAAGCGATCTTAAGCTTAAAATTCTGAACGCCAGCCAATATGCCCAGAACGATATTGGCGCGTGGTATGTTCCCCCGGTGCGCGAGCGTATTCCCGCTGAAGCCCTCGACAAGCTGATTGCGGAAAGTCTGGAGGCTGCTCCTACAGCCGACAGCGCACCGGAGGGACATGGCCGCTTCGACTGGAAAGACGAAGACCAACTCAAAAATATTCCGGCGCCCGTTTGGCTCATTAAAGACAAGCTGATGCGGAACAGTATCGCCATGTTGTACGGGCCGTCCGGCCACTACAAGTCGCTGCTGGCTTTGACCCTCGCCGCCGAAGTGGCCCAGACTGGCGAATGCGCCTTCTATGTCGCCGCCGAAGGGATCGAGCGTATGGGGTCGAAGGACATTCCGGCCTGGAAATTGGCCTATGGCGAGGAACGCAAGCTGCCGATCCTTGTGACAGACGAAATGCCGAAGGCTTTCACGCCGGAAGATTTCGTTCAGTTCGCGGGCAGTATCAAAGCCGAGGCGGCGGGCAGGCCAATCGGGATCATATTCCTCGATACTCTGAACCGGGCCATGTCCGGGCTTAACGACAACGACGCGCGCGACGCGAGCAAGATGGTCGAAGCGGCAGAGTTTCTCAAAAAGACGTTCAAGTGCTGCGTCGTGCTGGTCCATCATACCCCCAAATACGATAAGGAAGTATGGCGCGGTTCGGGCGTTTTCTATAACGATTTTGATACGGTCCTGGCGGTCCATGCGGACAAGGAAACCAAGCGCGTCAAGATCACCGTGGCGAAGCAGAAATCCGCCGAAGAATATGCCAAGCCCTTCTGGTATGCTGGCCGGACATATGGTCCCGGCCTCGCTTTCGTGCCTATCACGGACCAAGAAGCCAACCTGCTGAACGCTGAGGCGGACATTTACAGCCCCCAGAATATTTCCAGGGCCTTAGTTCAGCTTAAGGCGTTCAAGCCCGTGTGGGTATCCTCTACGGTCCTTATATCGCATATTGTACCGCAACTGGAAAATGAGAGCCCCGAAGATCGTAAAACCAGTTTGTCGCGCGCCAGGGCCGGATTGACCGGCGCCATCAAGGGCGGAAAGCTCGGGGGATATTTTGAGAAAGTCGGGCGCGAAACCAATTGGACGCTGCCCGTCGAAGTGAAAGACTAGCAGTCGCCGCTGTTGGCGATCTCGTCGCGCAACTGTTGTTCCTTTTCCCAGCGGCGCTGGCGGCACTCGCCGCAGATACGTTCCTGCAACTCGGTCCATACGTCCATAGGCTCGTCGCATTCGCGGCAGTAGACAATCGGACGATAACTCATTTTGTCACCTTCACGCGATAGGATATACAGGCCGTCGCCATAACGTCGCCTCGCAGTTCCAGTACGACGGCGGCCCTCTGGCACGCTCCTATGTCCGAATAGGTCGCGTGCCAGGCAGGGCCACACTCCGGCAAATACATGCAGGACCACAACATCAATTTGAAGAAAGTGGCGCTCATTTCTTAACCCGTATCTCTATCCGTGCCCAAGCCCGGTCGGCGGCGCTGGCGCGTTTCCATAGCCGGGTAAACTCCTGACGCCACGTCTCCGGCTCTTGTAAGGCTCTCCTGACCGTCTCCCGGTGGATGCCATGAGCTTCCGCTACCTTGGTCACGGCGCCTTTAGGACGCCCCCTGACGGCGCCGGGCGTTGCAACCTTGGGACGGGTCTTGGAAGCAATTTTGCCACGTGCGGCGATATTGCTTCCAAGAAGTTTCGAAACGTCTTCTTTTAACAGGCCCCTGGCACCTGCCATGCCAAGGCGTTTCTGGATTTCCGGCCAAGGGGTCGTGATGTAAAGTTTACGCCAAGTGGGCCAGTCCCAGCCCTCCCGCTCGCCAGCTTCAAGACGGGACTGAGCCTCAAGCATTTCCTGTACGGCAGATATGAGCATTTCATCCCCTTTCTGGAGACGGGTATTTATGCTCTTTGCTAACAGGTCGAGAGACAGTCCAGAATTTGCCATTGGTTATTCCTTCACGTCGATAACAGTGCCGGGTTTACGAAGCATACGGCACATATGCCCATGCGACTTGCGTTGCGAGGCATATCCGTTTGCGCCAAACACTTGTTCATATCCCGCCGCCAAAATAAGGTGGGACACGCGTGTCAGAAAGCCGGTCCCCATTGCGCGACCGCGCATTCCTAAAGCCTCATGTGCTACTTCAGAAGATGTAAGAATAGTACCCGCCAAACAGGTCAGCAAGAACTGTGTAATCTTGTCTTCATCCGCGCGAGCCTGCGCCCGTGCCGAAAGTTTTTCAGGCTGAACCGGTATGTCTGCAAATGCAGCCGCAACCTTGGCCTGAGTTGATTGAGGGTTTGGCGCGTCTTTATTCAGCGCCCAGCGTATCACGTCCAGGCGAGATTTATCTGTCTCGCGCGCGAACGTCGAAAGTAGGTCCAAAATATCATTCATTGTTGTGTCCTCCATGATATGTGCAGAAACCGCCGCACGCGGTATCACCATGTCCAACCATGTACGTCTAAATGCTCGCGCTGATCTACCATAGGATAACCCAGCTTGTCGAATGTCACATTACTTCTAACACAATACAGGTCGTGCCCGCCCTCGCGGGTTTGGCACACGACACGAGCCTTGGCGAACGCGAGACTGTTCGGCCCTTTCATGTTCTGCCATACATGCTCAAGCTTGTTTTTGAGCCTATTGGCGCCCTGATATGTCATCGTCTCGGCAAAATATTGGGTCATGTTGTCCTCTCAAATTCCATAAACAGTTAGGAACGCGATTGCGCCAGCGAACACCAGCACTGCAAAACGCAGGATAGAAATGTCTGTCATGTGTCCGACACTAGGGCATAGAGGGCGCATCGCGCAATTTCCTCGCGCAGGGTTTCCGGCGCGCGCATGAGATTGCCGGCCAGCTTCAACTGGCTCTTGACGCGAGACAGTTCGGCTTCGGCGCCGTGACGTTCGATAATCTCGTTCGCTTCGGCATTCTTGGCCGCACGGCTGGCGGGGGTTTCATGGTAGTTGATCATAGACGGGTACTCCATTGGCTTCAATACAGGGGCGAGAATGAACCCGCCCCTGGGATCAAGTCAAGCGTTATTGTCTATTGGCCGGCTGTATCTCGCCTGCCTCAATTAGGGCACGGGCCTGACGTCCGAACCATCCTTGGAGGGTCCATGCTAGGCCGGTGTCAACAAGGTACTGCCACGCCTCGCGCTGCTGCTCCTGGGTGGCTTCTTCGCCCCCGCAAAAGCCTTTTGCAATTGAGATAGCGGTGAAATTATCCATTGATACTCTCCTGTCTTACCTTACCAGTTAAAGCCCGAAACCAAGAATAGTAGGCTGGCGAGTAGATATAGGGTCGTTTGTTGTATCTTTTCCACGGGCTTGTCCCTCCGCCCATACGACGAGCAATTTCCTTGTTGCGTTTAGACATCGAACAACCCTCCACATGCGACAATAAATGCCTTAGTGTCGAAACTGTCGTTATGTTCGGCGCACACTTGGGCAACCGCTTTAACGTCCATGTTCCATTGCACCATTGATTGCGGTCCGGCCATGGGGGGTAGGCCGTTGACGTTCTAATGCAGCCGCAAGACGGAACGATACGCCGGGATTTCGAGGGCGATTGATCCTCATACCGTCGAAGAACGCCACACTGGCGCGTCCATCCCGGAACCTTACAGACCATTTGCCTTTGTGCTGGCGTACATAGAAGCCAAGGCCAAACTGATTGCTGGCCTGGTTCATCTTGCGTTTAGTAGTAACAGTTTCCCAACCGCCAGAACGCAATGTGACTTGGTGTGCGTCGAAGCTCACAATCCTGGTCGAAACGTAGACAATGTGGGTTCCATGTTTATCAGTGTTGATAGTGGTCTTATAGGTGGAAAGTTTATCCATACGGCTCATAGCGAATAGCTCCTATGGTTGCGGCTGACGTTCTCGATCCAGCGATTGAGAAGTATGTCAGAAACAGTGCGCTTGGGCCGGTTGAGGTAAGGCGAAGCAGCAGGTTTGGCCTCAAGAGCCTGACGCGCTACGAGCGTCATATATTCCTTGGAGTGGTTGAGTGGTTTAGTCATTGTCTATCTCCTATGTTCGAGATAAAAATAAACCCCCGACAAGCGGGGGTCAAGGGGTTCAGCAAAATAAATTTTGTCAAGCTTTGAGCGGCGGAAGCCCAGCGGCAATGCGATACGCGTTGCGCGCCCTCAGCTTGTTGGCCCGAACAATGAGTTTACTGGCATAGTGCATATTGTTGGCGTGCCGGATCGCGCCACGGCTTGCGTCCCCATATGTGCCTTTATTTTCCAGCACCATGAAACGCGCGGTTTTTCTACTCTGTTTCATATCAGCGCCTATTGTTCCCAGTCTTCTAATTCCGGGTCTGGTACATGGCCCACGGGCCTGCGCTCATGCGTGACAGGATCGGTTATCATTTCTATAGCATCTGGCACACTGGCAATAACTACAGGCGCAACGCGATCTATAGTGCCAAACAAGGCCCGAAACTTGCTGGCATTGAACAAGGGGTCTTTAGAAAATTCAGCAATCAAAATGATAATTGCTGCTTCTTGAGCTTGCGGCCCAAGGCGCCGAATAGCATTGGCGACTGTGATATAGTCTTTTCTTTTCATCTTATTGTCCTCCAGGTGGATATAAGCGTAGATGTCCCTGCTTGGACAGGTGGGGCGAGGGAACTCTCGTCCCCGCCCCTGCACAAGACAGGTGCATCATGCGCATACTTCCACCTGAATGTCAAGAGCAGTAAATAAAGCTTTATATTTGGCCTAGTGTTGAGGATCATTCCCGCCCTGCGTGGAACTTATTGTGCAGGTTTAGGCCGCGCAACAATATTGCGTGTGCCTGCCTTGCCCGCCCCTGCTTATGCCTTGGAATTGGCCAACCTTCCCCTACGTCAAGTTAGTAGCTGACAATCCTGTCAATAGACACATTCTTGCGCGCAACAATCGTGCGCCATTGTTGCGCCATTGTGCCCTCGCGCAACATTGAAATATTGTTGCGTAGTGACCAGTGTCAACATTGAAATATTGTTGCGCAAAGACCGGGGGTGACATGCACCCATATCCCGCCGATCGGTCGCTCTATGCAGACAGCGACTAATCCTTCTATGGGGCCGGGAAATTCTGAGCTTTTGTTAGTTTTGCTAACATAGGCCGGGCCTTGACATAATCGTGCACTCGTGTTAGTTTGACAACCATGAGCCGAAAACTTGACAGTTTATTGTCCGAACGCACTCCAACCGAACACCTGGGGCCGGCGATGCGCGCCTTGAACGAGCGGCAACGAAAGTTCGTGACGGGGATGCTGGTATTCGGAGGCAGCCATTCGGAAGCCTACAAATATGCCGGCTATGAAACCACCAACGACAAGTCGCTTGTTGCGGCTGCCGCGCGCCTGGCGAACTGCGACGGAGTACAGGCGGCGCTCGCGGAGGAGCGGCCGCGCCGTATGAACGTGGGCGCGACGATCCTGGCCGAAGACCTCTACAAGATGGCGAAGGGTGAGATCGACGTGGATGGCAAAACGCGCCTGGCGGCGATCAACAGCTATCTCGATCGCGCCGGCCTTAGCAGCAAGACCATTCAGGAGCATATCATCAAGCGAGATGACACCAGCGTCGAAGAACTTATGGATGCGATGATGGAAGCCGCGCGCATTGCGGGTCCGGCGCTGGCGGGCAAGATGCTGATGGATCGTGGATACGAGGCTCCGATCGACGCGGAATATGAAATCGTCGGGGACAGTGATGGTATCGAGGATTTGCTTTAATGAGCGAACCAACCGACGAACAGAAAGCGGCGGCGCGCCGGCTTGCGGAAACGCTGGTCGCTCTGGACAAGAAGAAAAAATACTCCAAGCTGGATTTCTTCAAGCCGTATCCGAAGCAGATCGAGTTCTTCAACATGGGCGCTACTCTGCGGGAACGCCTGCTGATGGCCGCCAACCGCGTCGGCAAGACGGAAGCCGGTGCCGCCGAAATGGCATTTCACCTTACCGGCCTTTATCCGAAGTGGTGGAAGGGCCGGCGCTTCACGAAAGAAATTAACGCCTGGGCTGCCGGCGTCACCGTTCAGGTCGTACGCGAAACCTTGCAGTCGAAACTTTTGGGGCCGCCCGGTATCGTCGATATGCAGGGTACCGGTTACATTCCCAAGTCCAAGATCATCAAGGTGTCGTCTAGTCGCGGTATCGCGGAAAGTGTGGACACGGTTCAGGTGCAGCACGTCTCCGGTGGCATCAGCACTCTCGGCTTCAAGTCTTACGATCAGGGACGTGAGAAGTTTCAGGGCGCCACCCTCGACCTCGTATGGCTCGACGAGGAGCCCGACATGCCGGTGTACTCGGAAGCCTTGACACGCATCAGCGCGACGGGCGGCTCGCTCTACATGACCTTTACGCCGGCCAAGGGTCCGACGGAGGTTGTGAACCTCTATATCACCGACAAGTCGCCGGATCGTGGCGTGATCGGCATGACGATTGAAGATGCAGAACACATTCCGGCATCGGAGCGCCAGAAGATTATCGACGGCTATCTGCCGCAGGAGCGGGACGCCCGCGCCAAAGGTATTCCCTATCTCGGCAGCGGCTTGATCTTCAGAACACCGGAAGGCGAGATTAGCGAAACACCGTTCGAGATACCGGAATACTGGCCGTTGCTGTGGGCGATCGACTTCGGTATCGGACATCCGTTTGCTGCCGTCCTGCTCGCCTGGGACCGGGATGCGGACGTAGTTCATATTGCACACGGCATTCGCATGAAGGATGCGCGGATACTAGATCATTGCCAGGCCATCAAGGCGTGGGGCCAGAAGTGGGGAGAAAAAATCCCCGTTGCTTGGCCGCAAGACGGAACGATACGCCGGGAGTTCGAAGGCGACCTTACTCCCACGGCGGCGATCTACCGAGCCAATGGCTTGCGAATGCAGGGCGGGCACGCTAAGTTCGCGGACGGGACTAACTCGACGGAAGCCGGCCTGGCACTGATGACCGAGCGTCTTGCTACTAAGAAATTGCGGGTCTTCAATACTTGCCCGGAGTGGTTCGAAGAATACCGGATGTATCATCGCAAGGAAGGTAAGATCGTGAAAATGAGGGACGATCTATTGTCTGCGACCCGCATCGGAATTATGACCCTGCGGACAGCGCAACCCGTTAAACTACAAGCACGAATACGCGGACAGAACAGCGGGGGAAATTTTAGTCCTCCGGTCGATCTGTGGTGACTTGACAATTCGCCGAGCTTGAAATAATATACCAAAGTCCCCTGGAGTGAAACAATATGTCCGGCATGGGAAATCCCCTATCCTCGATGAACGCCGCAGGCGACCTTGGCTTGAGCGCAGCCGCGAAACAGTCGGCCAAAGAAATCGCGGACGCCGCGAAAAAGAAAAAACTCCAAGAGGAAATGAACTTGAAGGCGGCGGGCACTGGCGGCCAGCAGTCCGCGTTCCAGGCACTCACCGGGTTCGGTTCTATTTAAGGATTTCACATGGGCTGGTTCCTGCTTGAAGTGGTCGGTTGGATTACTCTTGGGCTGATATCCGTAGCGGCTATCCTGATCGTCATCGCTGCATATCTAGTTCTCCGCAAAGGCATTGGAAATTAAATGAGTTACGCTGGCATAATCGATCGAGCAAATCCGACGAGGGAACGTCAGGATTATGAGGCGCGGATCGTTGCGGAGTGCAATCAGGAGTTCTCGCAGCTTCAGGTTTATCGCGCGGTGTTCGCGGAACAGTGGGACGAGGTTGCGCAGTTGGCCGACCCGCCCAGCCGTAATACGTTCTACTATGGCAACTACAATTTCCCCGGCCTGAAGAAGTCCGATCGCCAGGTCGATGCCAGCGCGATGCAGGCACTCGACCGCTTCGCTTCCATTCTCGATAGTCTGCTTACGCCGCGCAACATGACGTGGCACATGCTTGGCTCCGAGAGCGACTATGTGATGAAGAACCGCGATGCGCGCCTGTGGTTCGAGCAGGCCACGCGGGCTCTGTTTAAATATCGCTACGCCCCGATCGGAAACTTTTCGGCGCAGAACCAGAACATCTACAAACATCTTGGCGCCTACGGCACCGGCAACATGTTCGTCGATCAGGCGACCAATGAAGCTGGCGTTCCGGTCCAGGGCCTCCGCTACAAATCTATTCCGCTCGGTCAGATGTTCCTGCGCGAGAACCATCAGAACCTTATCAACGGCTTCTGCCGCTGGTATCGCATGACGGGTCAGCAGGCGATGGATGCATTTGGAGACAAGTGCCCGGCACGCTTGAAAGAGCAAGCCCTGAAGTCGTCGCAAATGCCATACGACTTCCTACATCGCGTCTGCCCGCGCAACGACTATGATCCGCGCCGTCTCGACACCAAGGGCAAACCCTACGCCAGTTACAACATCTGTCTGACGACGAACGAGTTCATTTCGGAAGGCGGGTACAATCAGTTTCCGCTTGCGTCCTCGCGCTATATCCAGCGGCCCGGCGAAGTCTACGGCTTCGGTGCCCTTATGGCGGTGCTGCCGTCGATGAAGACCCTCAATGCCCAGAAGCGCGACTTCCTCACGCAGGGACATCGCGCCGCGAGCCCGGTGTACCTCGTCGAGGATGACGGGATCATGTCGTGGAATTTCCGGCCGGACGCGATCAACTCCGGTGGTATGCGCGACGGCAAGCCGACTGTAGGTATCCTGCCGACTGGCGAAATCCAAGTCAGCAAGGAAATGATGGCAGAGGAGAAGGCGATCATCGACGGCGCCTGCCTCGTGGACCTGTTCAAGATTTTGCTGTCGGACCCGAAAGTCTTCAGCGCGACCCAGGTGGTCGAAATGATTTCCCAGCGTGGCATCCTGATCGCCCCGGTCGTGGGCCGCCAGCAGTCCGAATACCTTGGCCCGATGATCGTTCGTGAACTGGCGCTGCTCGAAGACATGCGCCTGCTTCCTCCAATGCCACGCATCATACAAGAGGCTAGGGGGTCGGGCCAGATCATGTATACGTCCCCGCTGGCCCGCGACATGCGCGCGAGCGAGGTCGCCGGCTTCAACCGCACGCTGGAGACGGCGTTGTCGGTTGTGAACGCCACGCAAGACCCGGCGCCTCTCGATCGCTTTGCCTTCGATCGGATCATCCCGGCTGTCGCCAAGATCAACGGTATGCCGGAAAGCTGGACTGCCAGCGATCAGGAAGTCGCGCAGAAGCAGCAGGTCCGACAGCAGGCGGCCGAACAGCAAGCCAAGATACAGGCTATGCCAGCTCAGGCTGCGATGATGAAAGCGAAAGCTGCGTCTGGTGGCCGGGGTGGATTGCCGCCCGAAGCACAGGTTCAGGCCCCGCTGCCTGCGCCGGGAGCGCAGTAATGCCTGTGTTCATTACAATCAGTCGGGTCGAAAAAATCAAAGGAAAATCTCCAGACTGTTTCGTAACACGGTGGCAGGACGCGAACGGTCGTCTCCGCAAGACACACGAGGGCATAGCTGCCATCAAGCTTATAAGCCATAAAGAGATAGAGGAATTTCGTTACAATCCGCCCGCCAGGCTCGCCCTGGTCGATAGATTGGAGCCAACTGGAGGACAAGTTGCATGACGATCGAGGGCCCGATTGCTTATTTCACGGATACAAAAAAAGTATTCCAACAGACCTTTGAATTTACTCAACCAGCAAACCTTCGTGTACTAGAGAAGCTGGCAAAGTTTTGTCGGGCGAATGAAAGTACGTTTCATCCCGACGCACGCATAGCGGCGAATTTGGACGGTCGCCGCGAAGTATGGTTGCTCATTCAGAAGAACCTGAATTTGTCGCCAGAACAAATCGCCCAACTATCAGTCGGCAATTCTGCCGCTGTCTATGAGAGGTTATCCAAATGAGTTCTACAGGCTCCGAAGTTACCGGGGACGCCGCTGCTGTCGCCGCTGCCGCTGCCGCTGCCGCTGCCGCTGCGAAACCCTGGTACGATGGTCTTCCACCGGAAGATGTCGGCTATATCACCAATCGCGGACTTGACAAGCTGGACGCGAAAGCCGCGTTCGTCAATGCGATGAAAGCGCATCAGGAAGCAGAGAAGGGTATCGGCATTCCAACCGATCGCCGCCTTATTATGCCGAAGGACACGAATGACGTGGACAATTGGAAGAACCTGAATGCCAAGCTCGGTGTTCCGGCAGACGCCAAGGACTACGACTTCGCCAACATCAAGTTCACCAATGGCGACCCCGTGGAGGACAAATTCCTGGCCGCCATTCGTCCTGTCCTGCAACAGGCGCATGTCTCGAAGGATGCGGCGCCGGCTGTCGTGAAGGCAGTCGTCTCCTATCTGGAACAGGCGGAGACGGGTGACGTGGCAGAGAAAGCTGCTGCTTTGGCAACTGAGAAGACCGCCCTGTCGATCAACTGGGGTCCGAATGTTCAGGCGAACCTCGTCATCGCCCAGAACACGGCAGCCAAGCTCGGTATCGACCCGGCAGCCGTGAATGCGCTGGAGAACCAGGTCGGCTATGCGAAGGTCATGGAAATGTTCCGCAAGGTCGGCACAATGATCGGCGAAGACACATTCGTTAAAACTGGTAGTCCAGGCAACCAGCAGTTGATGACGGCGGAAGGTGCTGAAGCCGCCCTGGCCGAAAAGCAGAACGACACCGACTTCGTTAAACGGTTGAATGCGGGTGACGCGACCGCGCTGCGCGAGTTCAACAATATCACCCAGATGGTCGCGGCCGGACGAGCCGCTCGGAGGTAACAATGCCATGGACCGGAAAAACATTCGCGTCCAAACATAACCATCACCTGCGCGGTAAGGCTGCTTCAAAGGCCGCCGCGCAGGCGACGGCTATGTTGAAGGCTGGCGTCCCAGAGGGCGAAGCCATTGCGACAGCGAACAAACATGCAGGAAAATCAAAGCACATGCGAGGAAAGAAATAATCTTGCGCGCAACATTATTGCTGGGCTTGACAAATCAGGTTTGTTGAAATATAGTTGCGTCGAAGTCAAGGCTCCGCCTAGCGGGAACGCCGAAAGACCCCGAAATTCTTTTGGAGTACCCCGATGGCCGACGGCTTGGTAGACCTGTTTCAGGTACAGTTTTCAACCCTCCTGAAGATGAACCTTCAGCAGGAGCAGTCGAAGCTCCGTGGCAAAGTCCTTGAGGCCGTTCATACCGGCGCCAAGATGGCTTCGCCCATTCAGTTCGTCGGCCCGACCAGCATGGTCACGCCGGCCGGCCGCTTTGCTGCGAAGTCCAACAACAGCGCCGTCTATACCCGCCGTTGGATTGTCCCCATCGACAAAGAGAACGACCAGTTGATCGACAACTTCGACCAACTGAAGACCCCGATCGACCCGAAGTCCCAGTTGGTCGCTCGCGTCAAGGCCGCTTGCTCGCGCGCCTATGACGACGAGATTATCCGCGCCGCGACCGCGACTGCGACGATCGGTGCCGATGACGGCCATTTGACGACCGAAAGCTGGGACACCACGAACTATCAGGTTTCCAGCCAGTTCGGCTCGGGCTCGACTTCGACCGGCATGTCCGTTGCCAAACTCTCGGAAGCCTATCGTATCCTTGAGCACGCGCACGCCCTGGAGGAAGACAAGCAGATCACGCTCGTCATCGGCTCCAAGCAGAACGACGACTTCCGTAAGCAGGCCCAGATCGTGTCTTCGGACTTCAACCGCAACGGCGGTGTCCTTGTCGATGCGACCGTGACCCGCTTCATGGGCATGGACGTGATTGTGTCGGAACGTCTGCCGACCATCACCGACAAAGACAGCCATGCGAATTGCCGTGGTTGCCTGGCCTTCGTGAAGACCGGCATTTACCTCGGCGTCTGGCAGGACGTGAAGGTGGAAGTCCTCCGCCGTAACGAACTGTCGAGCAACCCGTGGGACATCAACACCATGCTTTCGATCGGCGGCACGCGCACCGAACTCGGCCGCGTCATCCAGATCGCTTGCGCGGACAGTATCGGCGCCGATAACGCCTAATTCTTTTGAAACGGAGTAAAACT